CGAACGTTACTGTCGGATGCTTGGCGCTAAGTTCCTTTAGCTTTTCATTGAGCTGAACCGTTAAGTCCTGAGCCGAGTCTGCTGCGACGATGGCGAATTGCTGGTAGCTCTCATAACGCATAAAAAATCACCTCCTGTTTTTGATACAAAGGTGATCTAATTTTTCCATATTCAATTGTTGTGAAGTGGGGACTTACCTACCCTTCAACTATCCTGAATTTATGATTTTAGGAATAGTTATCTGAAGAGTTCCCTAATTCCAACGATTTGAAGAGTGTGCTGATTTGCAACTCTTCCTGAAAATAATCGATCACCTGCATTAAATATAATACCACCCACCCCCCATTGTCAACAGAAATCGAGCCGACTATAATTTATTTGGAGGTGATCAAAATGATGTTATTTAAAAAATCAGAGCGGATGGACTGCACCGTTCCACACACAGAATCATATCGTGGTTATAAGCGCATCAAGCTGGCTACGTACCGCGATGAGGTTGCTCATAAAGGCATAAAAAAACTTGGCACACTTTCGATATCATATATAGGCTTCCAATTAATAAAAGGACAACCAGGGATCAACGTGTATGCTGACGGTAACAGAATCGGCACGATTTGGAAAGACTCCTGGGCATCCTATTACAAAGCAATCAAAGATGGCCAAGTGAAAGCCGGTCATGTCGAAATTGCTGATGCTGATACCGTTTATCTTTATGTTTGTATATAAAAGCCACGAAAAAAGACCCAGAGCGTAATGCCCTGGGCTTTCTTCGTTTGCTTTATTCTATAGGAGGTGATCCTACAGATCGTCTCCGATCTGCCTATTTTTCAAGCGCCTACGTTATTAATTTACTGATTTAAAGGTCTAATGTGTGTCCAAGAAATAACTATAATTATTCTGAACACACAAGCAGAAAAGCCTATTATATGCTTCTGCCATTCCTGCATATGTCATTGCTACCGGATGCGCTGTTGATTTTCCTTGAGTCTGGAAAAACTCTGAAGAAAAGAACTCATCATCCATACTGTCAACGAAAGGAACATCGAAGTGATTGGCAATCTCTTCAATAGCTTCAGTAAATAGCTGATATGTAGGCGATAAAGCATTATAAGTCGGTGGATTAATAAATATTATTTTTGCATTAGGTGCGTGTGCTGATATTTGTTCAAAAATGCGACCATAGTTTCCGTAAAATGTATCTGGATTTTGTGTAAAGTCAGGCTTTATATCAGCTATACTTCCCAGATATGTTTGGTCTTCATTGTAAATAGCTCCATCGTTTATGCCAAGACAAAGCAGATATAACGATGACGGTGCATCAGCAAGCAATTTTTGCAAGCCCACTGATGTATTAGTTAGCCAATCTCTTGTCGATAAACCCGATGATGCATAACTGTTAATATCCGAACCATATGACCGACCTACAATATTAGGCCATGAATAGTTAGGATACATTCCCCATATGTCTGGGGGATCGATCAATATTGCACCACTTGCGAAACTGTCGCCAATAACTCCAATAGATGGAAACATCGAAAAGTTAAGATAGGATGTAGCATTATTATTTGATGTCCAAGCACTCCAAGTTGATCCCCATTTATGCCTTGCATACAAAGTGCCATCTTTGCCGATTGCAAGTTGTGCGATTTCGGTACTGCCGTGTACAACACCATTGAGAGTGAGAATTGTTCCACCGACAAATTTACTTGGCATATTTGCCAACAGTCCAACTGGATTATATATAATGCCGATAATTGTTTCATTCGGGAATGTATCACAGTCGTTATATGGAGCAGCATAATCCGCTGCTGCGCCTAAAAGCCTGTCTGCTTTTATAGATTTAAGTGATGCATTTTCTGCTTCATTTTCTACATCTGAAATAAATGAAGCTTCAAAGCTCGCCATGCCTTCGTTAGTGTTTGAAAAAGCGACATAATATGCATCATCAGGAATTACAGTTGTTGTCTCCGTTGTTGACACAAGAACTTGCGACCTAAATGTTCCATCTGCTTTATAAAACGCATTATATCCTGATGTTACAGACGATTTGTATGTGATGCTGTGATACTTTGAGATAGGTATCTTTTCCGTTCTCGACCAACCATTATAATTTTGAAAAGCTCCTGTCGATGAATTAATATATGAATTTTTAACTAAATGTATAGGCAACTTGCCTTCTTGTACGTTAGTAAAATCGCTCTTTAAGTCAGAAACTTCCTGCGGCAGATTGTCAAGAATCTCATTGACCTTTGTGTCTGCAGCTGCTATCGCATCGTCCACAGCTGTCTGTGCGGCGTTCTCTGCCCTCTCAATGAGAAGTGTCAGCTCAGGAATAAGAGTCTCGGCACTTCCGTCCGTAGTCCCTTCAGGATGAGTGTTCTTTTCACTGACGATGATAAAGTTAGCGGAAAAAATCGTATCGCCACCGCTGACTACTTTTATCTCCGCAGGGTAGCGCCCGTATTCGTCCGTCATTACATCAGTGGTTTCAAAAGTTGCCACGTTGTCGGCAAGCGTTCCCGCACAGGTAAATCCCAGTCCGCTTGGCTTGGTTGCTTGCATCGTCACTGTTGCGCCTGATGGGATCGAGTCTCCGTCATTGGATACAAGGTTGATCCTGACCTCTCTGCCTATATCGCCCTGCGACCAGTACAGAGCAGGCTGGAAGAGATTCGGGGTCATGTTTACATTGATTGTCTGTGCCATTTGATTTACCTCTTTTCAAGTGCCTTTATTCTTGCCTCGTGGTCGACCACCTGATCGCGGATCTTATCGATCTCTTTCCCATGTTCAGTGATCCGGTTATCCAGCTTATTGACCGATTCGCGAAATTGATCAATTGAGGCTTTGAGCTCCGTGATGCTTGTATTAAGATTCAGTATCGGCTTCAGGACCACAAGAAGTGCGGCGGCAAATCCGAGTAATGCCATTATCGCTGTATCACTCATTTCTTCACCCCCTTAGCCTTTGCAAGAGACTTCACCCCAAATCGACCGGTAGCCTTGAGACCCTGCTCGCTCTGGAACTTTTTCACAGCCTCTTCCGTCTTAGCACCAAACCTGCCCTTTTCATTCAGGACCTTGCTTCCGAAGTACCAGTTAAGGAACTTCTGTAAATTCTTAACCTGTGTCCCACTTGATCCTTTTTCAAGAACGCCCTTCGGGAATGCTCCAGTATAACCAGTCTTTTCGACTGCAATATCAGCAGTGTAGATCTTTACGATCAACCCTTTCATGGTGGTCTCATAACAGTACCAGCCATTGTGCTGACGAGCTCCTGAGTCACGCACCAGGAAGTAATGCTTACCGTTCTGAACCTTGTAATCGATGAATGCAACGAAGTGGCCTCCGCTGGTCCATGTAACACCACCCCTTGAGCCGGATCTGAACAGGATCACTCCCATCTTACGATTGCGTTTCTTAGCTCCAAGATACTTCCAGGCATCAGACATCTGCGGATGATCCTGGACATCAAGAAAACCGTAATGCCTAAGAGACATCGGAATACCGGCCCACAGTGTACCCTTGCCCTTTACTGCGTATTGCTTCATATACGGCTGCACTTTTTTCGGTGTCCAGTTCTTATACTTGCTCTGCTGAATCACAAGGAACGTTACTGCACAGCATCCGCATCCGCAGTTGTGCATCTGATAATATCCGCCAGGATACGGAAGTGATCCCCAGCGGGAATCAGCCTGTCTAAACTTCGTCAGATTCATCTTCCACCTCCTCGCCCTCTACAGTGAAGTCCTCACCAACGTAGTCCTCATCCTTTAGGGCTTTAAGATGCCTGGTCAGACCGGTTCCGGCACAGGCTTCCTCGGTGTAGTCGTTATTGAAATATGTAGCACAGAATACGATCACGAAATTCGCAACGACCGACAGCACCTTATAGATGAGATCGAGCGTTGCGTTGTGAAACTGTGCCACGTCTGTAGCCATCAGTGCTGTATTGAAGCATGTAGCTATAACAAGCACTGTTCTTATGATTGTCCCTCTGTTCATATGTTTAATCCCCCATTTATGCTGTCCTCAGCCATCTTATTACAGCCTTGTATGGTGGTAGGTTTGCATCAGTGACACTCACACCTGCTTGATTGACTGTCACGGCTACGTTTGTTGTTCTTGTACAAGCTCCACCACCACCGCTGTTTGTGGTCTCCATCAATGTTCCGTTAGAGCCTGCAGGATTGTAGATCCTTGCACCAACAGAACCACTGCCTAACGATTCTGAAATGTACTTATACGCACCATGCTTATGATTAGGTATAGTGAACGTAGGTTGAGTTATAGCAACACTGTGATCATGTTCTGGGACTATAGCGTCTTTAGAACCACCTGTTGAGCCAAGAGGATAAGTTGTACCTGCGGAGATATAAAACACTCCCTCAGCCTCTTTTTGCCACGTACCGCCCCATTCGGTGTTAGGGTCAAAGTTGGCATCAACAGTTGTGTAAACAGAGCCTATAGGATAGAACGATAATGCAGGGTTTACTCCGCTACCGCTTGCACTTGACCCAATTCCAAGTGCTTCAGAGAGCGTGGTACGGAGATCCCCAAGCTCCATAGACTCATACCTGTCCTTGAGCACGTTCCATTCTGTACGCACTATCTTGAATCGCCCTGTTGCGTTGTAATATGGGAATTCGACCTTTACAGTATCGCATAGCCGGCAAGTAAGCAGGTTGGCAAAATCCTCATACCCCATATCCTGCAGTCTCACAAACTCAACATGAATATTCTGCATAGGTACGGATGGATTCCTCTGCTGCAGGATCTTCAGCCCCATGGCATCGACTTCTGCTCTTGTAGGCTTTGTTTCAAACTTATCGGACACGTCAAGCGGAATGCACTCCGACCTGG